GCTTACATTATTCCTGAACTCAACATCTCTTGAAATGCCAACGAGTTTTTGTCTTCTTTCGTCAGTAATAGGTTTTCTAAGCTTTTGTTTGAACTCTTCAGATTTATACTTGCCCCTACGAGATAAACTCATATTCAGCACATGTTCATCAGAAAACTTTATTCCACGCTTTTTAGCACTGATTTTATTTCTGACTTCTAATGTTCTTTTTATTCCTTTTCTTCTAGCAGCCGCTGCTAACATTTTTTCTTTATTTTTTATAGGGCCATGTTTACATGTTCCGCCAGGAGTAATGTTATAGCCTATCTTTGAGTTTCTAGCATCAAGTTCATAAATCCAAAAGATTTCTTTTTGACAAAGAACATCAAAATCTTCAGATGAATCGATTATCTCTTTTACAAAGTTTTCTTTTCCGTATTTCTTTTCAGCTCGTTTATAGTGCTTTCCAGAACCATAATATTCAGGATTATTTTTAGTGTCATAGCCGATGTAGATCTTGCCATTTACTTTATTCGTAGTTTTGTATACAACCATTATTTTATCCTTCTAAATACAAATGACTTATCAATTATTTTCAAAAGCTTCTTCTTCTTAGTCTCTGCTTTATCGCCTTCTTTGCCAGACCTTTCCATTTCAGCCAACTTAGTGTAATACTTGTCATCCTCGGCTAAATGGTCCATCGCAATATCGGCAGCTTTAACTTTCTTCTTGTCTTCATCATCATCAGAATTCTTTACGTGTTCCTGTTCTACCTTGACACCTTCTTCTAATTCTTTTTCATCTACATCATCATATGAGAGTTTGTCACCTATGCCACCCTTGATTGGGTTTGGACGAGATGACTTTTTGGAATAATTATCTGGCGGCCATCCTTCTTCTGCCTGACCATAATTATCTGGCGGCCATCCTTCAGTAGAGTCACCTGTTCCCGAAGAACCTTCTTTACGTCTAGTATATTCGCTAATAGACAACGGATTAGTTTTTCTTTTTTTAGGAACTTCTAACGGATCTTTGCCCTTATCTTCTTGCTGTTTAATCCATTTATCTTTGAAAGCGCCCTTACCCAGCTTACTCGTATCTCCCTTGTATCCGCCGTGCTTACCAAAATCAGGATGTGGGCCAACATCGTCTGCACTATTTTCTGTCTTCTGCTCGGCAGCTCTCTCCATCAATCTAACTCTAGACTTAGATGAAGGACCTTTTGAGGGAAACTTGGCAATCTTTTCAGCGATGTCTGAAGTAGACATTGCCTTTTTAGCCATCTTAGTACCCTTTAGATTCTCTTCATCATCAATGTCTTCTTTAACTAAATAAGCCAAAAGAGGTTTGAAACCTGCAGCAAGGGGCTGATTCTGTGAATATTGAAGTATGAGCTTCATGATGCCCTTACTTTTATCAACAACCTTTATTTCCCTAAGTTTTCTAGTAATAGGCTTTGGAGCCTTGATCTCTTTATCGGCCTTCTGTTTATCATTGATTTCTTTATCAGACAAAATCTTCATAGAATTCTTATCATCAAAGAACTTACCAAAAGCCTTTTTTACAGTCGATGTTAAGGCAGCAATCTTCTTAGCTTCAGCCTGACGCTTCTCTTTATCTAGAGAATCTTTTACAGTCTGCTTTATTGCCGTACCTAAGACCTTAGCAACGCCCTTCTCTAAATCTGATTCAGTAGACCTGCCTAAAAAGGCATTTGGTCCCTGTGATAAATCAAAGGGTCCCTTGCCTGGATTATATGAATGAATTTTTCTAGCTTCATCGGCCTGTTTTACCTTTTCTTTCATTCTTTCACTATTTATCCAGTCTTTTCTCTTCTGCGACTCTTCATTAGCATCAAATTCTCTACCAGTAGATCCTCTATCAATAGGATAATCTCTCAAGTATGAATTGTCGGTACCCTCAGATCCCTTGCGAATGACAACCCTTTTACCAGCAATCATAATAGACTTTCGTGTTTTCTTGGGAACATAATCCGAACCCTTGAACTGAGTGTCGGGACCATGTTCGCCTCTAAATGGACCAGCACCTTGAGGAGCTGGACTGTTTCCCTGCACTATCACATGTGTGCCATCCTTGACTGTGTTAGACGGACGTGGATTATGGAATGACTGAGAATAAGCCTCGCCTGTAAACGGTGTAGAGGGAAATTCTGGCTGTTTTACGTCTCGTAATTCAAGCTGCTTAGTTGTAGAAGGGAAGTCGAGCTTCTGTGCCTCTTTATCTTTCGGCTTATCGACCTTGAAAATGATGGGAACGTACTGTTGCATGCCCTCATTACCCTTGATAAGCGAGGGATCTACTATACATTTCTTATGTTCTTTAAACCACTCAACTTCGCCAAGCCTCTTTGCAGCTCCAGCTTTAGTTGGAGATTCACCGAGATTTTTTCCCTCACCAGAGATTACTCTAAATTTGCTTCCCCTCTTGACTATAGTCATTTACTTTCTCCTTGAAGATCACGAACTTCACCATTCTTAGCATCGGGACTAAATTTTCCGCCGAAATATAATCCAAAAACTAATGTGAGTAAAGCCATTGCTTCGCCTGAATCAAACTTTATCAACCATTCCCATTTTACAGCAGGTAAAACCTTACCCGCAACTGTTCTTTCAGCAATAGAAAAGGTTGTAGACAACCCAGATAACGCATATTTAAAAATAACAAGCAGCCATGTGTTCATCATAATAAAGGCAGCTTTTGAAAACTGACCCTTGTAGCTAAAAAATTGATTATTTAGTATCCAATTTCGAAATCTCTGTTGTGACATGACTCTTTACCTGACTCTCTTTAGGTTGCATGCTTTGATTTTGTTCATCATCTTCTGTTTCTTCTATAAATCGAGTATAATGAATTCCTTCTTCGACGCCCCCAGTAATTTCATACTGCATGTTCAATTTCCTTTTTCTTTCTTCTCCAGTACTCTCTAGTACTGTCGCTCATTTTTTTCCTTACTTCTGCAGAAAGTACTATTCCTCGTTTAGATTCTCCTATTTTACGTCTGTGTTCATCACTAAATGGAGGTTTCTTCTTTCCCATAAGTCCCGCACTAACATTCTTTCGTTGTTCATCGGAAAACTTTATACCTTTTCTTGAAGCACTTAGCTTTTTCTTTTGCTCTTCTGAAAGATGACGTCCGTAACAAGGATTGTTTTTCCCTTTATGCCCGCCTCTTTTCACTAGTGCATCTTTTATTTTTTGTTTAGTTTGTTCAGTATGCCCGAGGCAGCCACCAAATCCTCCCTCTTTTATGTTATAGCATTCTTGATTTTTTACGAGTTCGTTATTTACAATGGAGGCCTCGACAGCATAGGCTTCGGTAGCAGTATTGTGAGTCGACACTATTTCTCTTTTGAAGTTTTCTTTTCCATACTTAGAAATAGCGTTTAGTAAAACTTTCCCAGAGCCTAGATAATCATCTCTTTTATCTACTAACCTATGAACGCCGTAATAAAAATGACCATTCATTAGATTAGTCGTCTTATAAACCGAGTATTTCATTCGCCATACTTTCCGAAGAATGCCTCAAAGTGATCATACACTTCTTTCTCTTTCTGTCTTAATTGTTCTGGCATGACAAAGTATCTTGAAAATGCTTCTGCAAAATGTTCTTCGGGTGCTAATGTAGCATATTCAGAAACCATATATGTCTTGATAGTTTCTTGTAGCATCGCCTCTTTATCTTGACCCTTTACTTCAGCAATAGTAACTTTTTCCTCGGCTAGATCTCTTATTTCTTTATCAATTTTACCAAACTTATCAACAAACTTAATAGAATCCTTTGATAGATCTTTTTGATCTTTATCTTTTAAGTCTATTGATTCAGCAGTAAGAGGCTTTTTATGCTTTATTCTCAATGAGCCATAAAAATATGCATGTCCAACCTCATGCATCATAACTGCCTTCTTCATAATGTCAGAAACATCAGCGGGGAAATTAGATGTACAAAAAGCCATCTTGCCCTTATTCACATTAAAAGAACCTGATGCACTGTTTATTTCTTCATTATCTCTGAGCTCACGAGGAACGCCCAAAACATCCATAAATGTTTCGATGTCTTTTGTAAATCTAATAGAAGCACATCCGGCATTTATGTTGATAAAATGTTCATCTGCTATTTCATTACATGATTCTTCAAATAGAGCTTTATATGCTGCGTCAACAGAATCTACTGTTGAATTAAATTGATTGCGTCTCACGGGCTCTGGTTCATCAATTTTTTTAGTTCTTGGATTAGTCTCTTTATAAATGTATCTAACCTTGCCAGATTCTGTGAGCTCTTTTCGAATGTATTTAGCATTCATTTTCTTGCGTTCGAGTGTTTGGATAGCTTTAACTAGCGTAAACTCAGCCAATGACTTGATCTTAGAAGCAGTTGGTTTGAAAACCCCTACTTTATCTAATAGCCTAGTGACATTTGTATTGTCGTTATCAATTTGTTCCATCAGCCCAGTAAATAATACCTCTGAAGCTCTTAGCTGTGAAGCGTTCTTTGAGTTCCTTAGTTCCTGAGTAGCAAATGTAAACTCTTTACCTGTCTTTTGGTCGACTCTACCAAAACTAAGACTTCCAAAAAGCTCATATTGAGCACCATCTGGACCTTTCCACGTACCAGTAGAAGTAGTTTTAATAGTAATAATTCCTTCGCCCAACCATTTATCCATCTTCTTGTTCAGTCTAGAAGCTCTTGCTTGAAGAAGTTTTACGGTCCCATCCTTTGCTACAGAAGATACATTAAGAACTGTATCTTTAGATCGTGGATCATCATGAACCGAATGGAGCTTTTTGATAATCATCTCGGCATAATCAGCAGCTAAATCAAGCTGTTTCTGAGAACGCTCAACGACAGGAATATTTAATCCAAGCTTGCCAACAATATGTTTTTTCATTCTGGCGGCTCTTAGATTATTTCCATCTTGACCTGAAAGGCCTAATCGTTTTATGTCTTTCTTTACATTCGAGTGAATAGTTGTGAGTTCAGATGCCAATTCTCCAAGACTTTCTATTCCAGAGTTTTCTAGCCAACCGATTGTAGCTGTATCATAAGTTCCCTCTTTAAGAGAGATAGGTCTGCCGCTATTCCATTTCAAAGAGAAAACATCAATAGTCGAGCCATCCCTCTTGTCTATCAATAAATAATCGGCAATTACATCTTGACCTGTTTCAGCACTAACAGGGACGAATTCAAACTTAGTAGCATCAAGTTGGCGGCCACTATGATATTCAAGATCAGATTTAGTCTTCGTCCATGTTTCGCCAGATTGATTCCAAGCTGCCTCTATTACTTTCTTGCCATTTATTTGTCCTGTATCAATATCTTGAAGTACCTTAGTGTGATTCATGAATCTCTCGATCATCGCTTTAGTTTCAAGAGATTTCTTATCAGTTGCTCCCTTTAATGAATCATATTTATCATCAAGAAAATAAATAGCGTCGTTAATGTCATGAATCCAGCCTTCTCCTATTTCTATGCCTATTAATAGAGCAGCTTCCTTATAAAATCCCAACTGAGAAGACATGTGATTAGGATTCAAATAATTATCTTTAATCGACTTCATAGTTTTTGAATCTTGGCTAAACTTAAAGTTGATAATATTCTGTGCTTCTTCCTCTGAAATACCAAATTTGTAAACAAGAGGATCAAATGATTCAGGATGTCTAGCTCTAGCCTGCTTTCCAGATAATGTCTCTTCAGTTCTAGCTCTACCCTTTGGCTCTTCGTAATAATATCGATAGCCTCCGCCAGGAAGAGGGACGCGCTTGATATACTTATGGCCAGGACGCTCTGCGCCCTTTCTATCTTTTATTAGATTAATTATTTGATTACCAAAACGAAAAGTTATCGGCATAATGGTCTCCCTTATTGACCCTGGCCAGCTAGATTTTCGTAAGTTCTCTTCAAATTATCCATCAATTCTTTTATTTTTCGAGGGTTCTTCTTGAATTCCCCAAGCTGCTGATCATTAATACCAGCTGCCTTAAGTTGTGCCAAATTATTATCGGTGCGAGTCGCAGCCGAAATCTGCTGTTGTCCTAATGAATCAGTGAGCTTCTTATTGTACTCCGAGGTGCGTGACCCGGCCATATTGAACATCGTTTTATATTCTTTAGCCGCCACAGCAACCGGGAGATAAGGAGAAACCTTTGTCCCTAAAACTTGTGTCAAATTATCGAGCTCACTCAGGAAGGACTCAGGAGTGACATCCTCACCTCTAGCTGCAATAGCCTTAGTAGCGTTGCTATAGTCAGAACGATCAAAATACTTTCCATATCTCTTGTATTGCTTATCCTGGGATACGGCCATCTTGAAGTCTTCTACCATAGCAAGAGTATCTTTGTCGGAGGGAGCTTTCTTACCTTGAGACTGCTCATAAATATAACGATACTTTCCACCACCAAGATTTTCCCTCTTGATATATTTATGTCCAGGCCGTTCAAGCCCCAATGTAGATCTAGCCGATGTTCCCTTAACCTGCTGAGTCTTTGGAACACCGTAAGACTGAGCTTTCCTGACAAACTTTATATTATCGTTTAATGATATTCGCATGAAGACTATCCTCTGAATTGATGAAAAGTTTTATTTTGGCAAATCTGAAAAGATCATCAACATATTCTCTAACATCAACACATGATTTCATTATGCCAGTCTTATGAACTTGTTTTAATTTTGTTATTTCATCTTGAGTTAGATCACGATCAATATAGTCAAAAACATCTACAATTCTAGCGAACCCAAGAAAAGTTTTTTTATCTACAGCTTTTAATCCAAATAATCCATGATACACAACCTGACTATTTAAATCATAATCTATGCAAAATGCCCATCTATTTTTTTTCAATATCGAATTAAAAATAATAACTCGACCGCATTTAATTACATCTATCATGGCCATTGTGATTGTTTCTCTCTTTTCTTTTTTTCCTCTGGGTCCATTTTATATACTTTACCCTTGTCGGATTCAAGAGAACCTAAACCTCCCATAGTCATACCCATACCGCCGCTTAAATCTTTAAACAAAGTCATTTCAGTGTACGATCTATTTAGCTCTTCTAGTTTAGACCCCATCCAGGCACCTGTTTTTAAAGCGTCCGTCGTCAAAATCATGAGTTTTTTGTTATATGCATCAACATCTTTTTTATCATTCTTCATTCGTGCATTGATAAGATAATTAATAGTAATTCTAAAATCATCTGCCTTGAATCTATTTGGATCGACTGTGCCATTCTTTACAGCTTGTTGATAGGCCCAGTTGAACTCGGTCTGCACTTGCATTTTCTCTTGAGGACCGTACTTATCCCAGCCTGAAGCAGTGAGAATTTTATCAACAAATCCTGTAAGAAAACGATTGAATTTATCGCTCTGCGTCATAATATCAGCGCGATATTTATCAGCAACATCAAAGAGCTCTTCAGACTTTATACGTTCATATTTAAACTCATTCCAATCTTGTCCATTAAGAATAGATTCACCAATAACCTTGTATGAAAGAGCTTTCAAACCTTTCAGCTTAGCAAAGTAAGATTCAGTCTTAGCCTTTATCATTGAACCATCTTGAAATCTAAGTACGAAACCTTCTAGATCTTCTTTAGTGTTCTTTTGAAAATCAGCTAACTCCTCAAAGCTCTTGAATTCATGAGTATTAGGAGTTTCTAAACCAAGATTCTTTGCTAACTTCTGAGTTTCTTTAAAATCCATCATTTCAGAAGATTTTAAATCTCTAACACCATGTAGGAAAATAGCACTCTGTTTACCATAGCCAACTACAACTCGATATTTAGGGTCTATAAGCTCCATGATCATTGATTTTCCAGATTTGAGATTCTGTTTCAAGTCTTCATATCGACCCGTTCTTTTTACTAAATCCTCTGCTGTCTGTAAAAAGCCTTTGTCATCAGTCTCGGGATCTAGTTGAGCTCTAGTGCCAAACCTAATCTTATCTGTATACATGTCATAAAA